TCCCGCACTGCCTGTGGGTCATCTACCGGGTACATCCCCAACTGCAACTGAGGCTGATCCGGTGTCCAGCAGGTTGGGCACACCAGCAAGTTGTAGGTTTTAGTCTTAACAACTTCCTTCTTCAGTTCCTTTAGCTTGTAACGAAACCCACAACGGTCACACTCCGCTATCGCATTCTTGCCTGATGCAAACCTATTGCCCATGATTACATAAACATCTGTCTTGGCACGAAGCGCACCGCTGCTTTCTCTCTATCCTCGTCTTGGGCAAACTGCCACGCCTCATCATATTGTGCCTTCAATACCTGTAAACGCTCCATGCCGTTGGGCAACTTGAGAGCCAAGTAGTAGGCCAACCCTGCTGCCACACAGGGTATAAACCGAAACGGCACATCCATCGTGTCAGAGCCATCCCCAGCGTTTTGGTTCCTACGAAGCCGCCAGTACACGAAGGTGTAGGTCTGGGAGCCATCAGGCGTGGGCCACACGGTCACTGCCGGGGGATTTGATACAAAGACTGCTGTGGTGCTTGTGTGCGTTGCTGCGGTGGTGTTAGCCTGCCCTCTGGAGCAGTCTGTCAGGACGTTGCCCACGATGTAAGCGTAGTTGATGATCTCGTTGTCCACCTTGATGTAGCCAGCAGCAGCTAGTCCTATGACTGAACTGAGGGTGATGGTGGTGGCTGTCGCGGTCACTGACCCGTTGAGAGTCAGCGTTGTGGTTGATGTCTGCCCTGAGTTGCGCTGCACCATGACTTGGATGGGCCTAGCTTGGGTTAGCTTGTTGGGCAGTGTGGCGTAGGTGCTGATACTAATGCGGGTGATGGTCAGGTCTGCTTGGTTGGAGGTCGAGTTGGCATCGGTGCGGATGACATGCTCAAGCAAGTCCACGGTGTCTGTGGGTAGCGCGTAGGTGTTTAAACCTTGAGTCAGGGTGAACGATCCCTGCTCAATTGTCCACATGTTGATGCCCCGGTTGGCCCAATCCGCAAACATAATGTTGAGAGAGCGCCGTGCAGTACGCATGTCATAGCCAGAGCGAAGCTCAGAACCCGCACGTTCAAATGCGTCTTCTATGACTTCACTCAAGTCCATGTCAAAGGTGGCGATACCGGAAGTAGTCATAATTAACCTCGGTAAGCTTGTTGGCGATTCATACCACTCTGTGTAAACGGTGCTTCCTGACCCCTGTTTGCATACATTGCAGCAGCTTGCTCTGGCGAATTACCTAGTCCTTTGGGCATGGGTTGATTTGCTTGTTGTTGCATTTGCATATTATGAATGCTTGCCGTGTCTATTTTTGGTGCGTCTGTATTATTCATTGAGGCTCTGTTTTGATCTGCTTGCATAGCAGCAAAAGCTTTTGCAGCAGCGTCATTTCCACCTTGTTTTTGTGCAAACGAAAAATCTTGAGGAAGCGAACCTTGTAGATTTCCGTATTCTTGCGGCATGACCATTGAACGCGCTTGTGGCATATCCATTGATGCGCTCATGGGCGCACCATATGTCCCAATTGATTGTTCTGCCGGTTTACCCTGCATTGCCTGTCTGCCTTGTTGATTTTGTTGGGCTTGGAAAAGTTTTCTTTGTGTAATTTGTTGCTGAGTTACATCGCGGAAGTCTTCTCCGGGCTGTGCATACTCTCTTTGATCACTTGTAGTATTGCTGTTGTTTGCCGGGCCATACGGATTCTGCATCTGATACGGGCTGTACTGTTGCGGTTGCCCATAACCCTGTTGCTGTCCATAGCCTTGCTGTTGCCCGTACCTACCCTGTTGTTGCTGTTGTCCATACTGCTGCTGTTGCTGTCCGTAACCTTGCTGTTGACCATACCCTTGTTGTCCATAGCCCTGCTGCTGTCCGTAGCCTTGTCCATACCCTTGCTGCTGTCCATAGCCACCCATACCTTGTTGACCATAGCCTTGTTGTTGACCATAACCACCCATGCCCTGTTGCCCGTAGCCACCTTGTTGACCGTAGCCACCCATGCCGCCATAACCTTGTTGCTGACCATAGCCACCCATGCTCTGTTGACCATAGCCTTGTTGCTGACCATAGCCTTGTTGTTGCCCGTAACCACCGAAACCTTGCTGCTGCCCATAGCCGCCTTGCTGTCCGTAACCTTGTTGCTGTCCGTAACCTTGCTGTTGCCCGTAACCTCCAAAACCGCCTTGCTGACCAAAGCCAAAGTTCTGTTGTGGCTGCTGTTGACCGTAGCCACCCATGCCTTGTTGCCCAAAACCTTGTTGTTGCCCATAGCCACCCATACCACCCTGTTGACCAAAACCAAAGTTTTGTTGTGGCTGTTGCTGACCAAAGCCACCTTGTCGAGGTTGCTGTTGATTAAACTGCGATCTTGAATTTCCAAATGGAGGTGGCATTATCTAAACCCCGCTGTTTTCTTTGCTATGCTTTTAGGCTGTGCTACAAACTGTTTTCCACTGGCTTTACCTGCTCTTTTGGCTTTGGTTGTCGCAGCGTACTCACTAGGGCTGAGAGCTTTAATCGCAGCTTCCGGTAGATATCTTTCACCTGTTTTAGAAGACGGTTTTCCACTTTTGGTTCTCCATTTTTGGTCACCCCAATTCTTCAGGGATTGCTGCGGAGCTTTCAATCTCGGTAGCCCCCGCCTGCGGCTTTATACCGTTTAGCCATCAACTGAGCTTTCCTAGCTGACCACTGACCAGCACCTGTACCCTGCACAGCAGCCGCTTTGATGCTGTTGAAAATCTGTTTACGCAGGTCAGGCTTGGTGTAATTGCCAGCTTCATTGACCTTGGATTTCACCTCACCGCCCTCTTTGTACTGAGTGAAATCCGTGTCATCACGGCGCTTCTTGCGCTTGCCTGTGGGCATCTTGCTGGGGTCAATGGCCCCCATGCCACGGGAGGCTCTCATTTAGCACCGCCTTTGGGTTTCTTGGCTAGAAACAGCTTGTCAACCATCTCTACCCGTTGAGGTTTGGTTGTAAGTTTGTCAATGATGCCAAGCCGCTTGGATTTACTTGCGTCATAAAACCCAGCCTTTTTTAAAGACTGAACTACTCGCTTGACCCCTGCGGAGGTTGCCATATCAGCACATCCGTCCACGGGTCTTACCCCGTTGAGCTATGCCATCACCACGGCGGGATGCTGAGACTGAACCGCCAGATGCGTAACCTTTGACGGAACCACCTTTGCGAAATGTTGATGGAGCCGATTCATCTTGCCCTTGTTTATACTGCTCCCGGCTCAACATGTAGTCTTCTTTGCTCATTGGTTTTTTAATATTTTCCTTGAGCATTTTTGCCGTAGCGCCTGTGCGTCTGTTTAAACTATCTGGTACATATTCCACATCAGGCCCAGCATTTGATGGTTTACCAGCAATGTCATAGGAAGGCCCACCACGGGTTTTACCTAATTCTCTTGTCCGTATATCACCCGGATCAATAGCATCTGCGGCATCTTGTGCATTTTTATCTTTTGCTTCACCCAAAGTTGGGTTAACTTTATCTTTACGGCGAGTTAGTCCTTGCTTTTTATTCATGTAATCACGCAAAGACATGCCCTTTAGTTCTTCTTTGGTGACTACCGAAGGTTTAGTCCTTGGTGTCTGTCGGTCAGCCAAAGTCATACCGTAAGCAGGCGCTTCTGCTGGGCCACTATCTAAACCTCTACTTTTAATAAAGTCGCCTAGAGGATCTTTATTAACAGACGCCATCGCCCTAGCGCGAGTGTCGTTGTCTATGTTTTCGTTCTGACCTACTCTGATGTTTTTCATGTTGTTCTCCTAGCAGGCCATGCCGCCGCTTTTCATCTTGATCTGCTTGGCTTTGGTTTTGCCTTTGGAAGCAACACCGTCAGCTTGACGAACAAAACCGCCGGTTGCCATCTTCTTCATGGCAGAGTCTTTCATCATCTTGCCATCAGGCATTTTATGCTTGCCTTCTTTTTTCTTGGCAATCATTGCCATGAAACCGGGGTTCATTTTCGTAGCCATATCACCACCTTTTGAGAAAGATTTGCCTTTGTCGGCGTTAGAGAAATCCTTACCCACGGACTGTGGGATACCTACCTTCTTGGCAAAGCCCGGATTGTGGGCTATTGCCTCCATGAAATTGTGCTGTTTTTTGCTGGAGCTTGGCATTTAGCACATCCGACCTTTGGTCTTACCCCGTTGGGCTATACCGTCTGCTGATTTAACGTAACCACCATTTTTCAATAACATCATTCCATTATCTGTAATTTTTGCAGGTTTTTTGTTTAAATCTAAGCTATCTTGCGAGTACGATGGCATAGGAACAGGAGTTAATTTCCTTCCTTTATATGAAGTATTATCTTCTGATGAATACGATGGCATAGGAACGGGAGTTAATTTCTTTTCTCCCGGTTTAGATTCTTCCTTATATTTTTTTATAAAATTGGAGTCTTTTTTATTTTCACCCTTGAGGTTTTTAAATAATTTTTCATAATCTTCGTCAGTCATAGCCATAATATTCTCCTAACAAATCCGACCTTTGGTCTTGCCACGTTGAGCTATACCATCTGCTGACTTGACGTAGCCACCTGAAGCGTACTTTTTGACTTTACCGCCATGTTTCATGCCTTCTTTCTCTGCATCTACTTCACGCATTGCTTGGTCATTTTGCATATCCGCAATGCGGTTCCTAGAATCCTCGGACAGCTTTACTCTGTTGCTACTTCCCATCTTATCGGCAATAGCTTTAAGTCTTTCAGAACCTTCAACCATCTTTTTGCCTGCGCCAGTGCGCTCATCAATCTCGCTGCCCAAGCCGTATCCAATTTCCCCCGCCAACCCAAGAAGTCCAGCACGACCTGTGGAACGCAAAGTAGCCCGACCTCCAGCTTCCTGAACTTGTTTACGGTTTTGTGGGCGGGTCTCAGCAGTATCTAACCCACGACGAATACGTTCCGTATCTGCTCCCTGAGACTCAATTACATCCTCAAGCAGGTTTGGCATACGGTCTCTGGCATTAGTCTGCCCCGGAGAACGATATCTGTATCCGGGTATTGCTGGTTTATTAAGTCTGCCCATAATATTCTCCTAGCATTTCCATCTTGCAAGAGCCGCTGCTTTGCGGGTTGGTTTGCCTTTTTCGTCTTTCATCGGCCCCGGCATACCTGACATCCGCGCACAGAACGAATCCTTGCGAGGGCCACCTTGGGGCTGCGGAGCCTTGAGGTTGCTGCCAGTGGCTGCGTTGTACTTGGCCCTGCCTTTGGCAGTCAGGCCAGCCCCCTGAGAGATCGGTAGCTTCTCGCCCCGACCCACAGAGAGAACCGGGCCTTTCTTCTTAGCCATAGAAAATTGTGACTGAGCCTATGCTCGTCACATCTCCGTAGACATTGGTGGCAAACAACACACCCTCGCCGGGAAGTAGCAGGTAGGTGGGCTGCGTAGCAGAAGCCACGGTGTTTAGCGTTAGGACGGTTGTGCCAGAAGCACCGCCATCTTTAAACACAATACTGCCAGCAGTGCCTGATGGGACTATGTAAACAGCCTTGACCCTTGTTCTACCAAGAGCAGTCGGTGTCTGATTGGTAAACTGCCCGTCAGCGGTTAGGGGGACACTCGCCAGTACATCAGTTTGCATCGCCATGAGATGCTCCTAATTAAGCAGTGCGTGTAAACACGTAGGCTGTTGCGCTAGAAAACATCAGCGTGAACCGGGCCAAGCCTGTGACACCAGAGGCAACGGTCAAATCACCAAATGAACCGGGAGTGTCAGCGGCGGCGGTGGACAAAATGCCGTTAACTGCTACAACGATGGTCACTGTGCTTGCGCCGCCAGTGTTGTCAATGTACAGGTCAAAAACTGTGCCTTTAGCTGCACCCAATGCTGCTCCAAGCAGCGTGCCGGTTGGCAGCGTGATGGCGGTTGCAGAGGCAGAGGTGGAGGTGATGTAGCCAGTAGCAACTTCAGCAGCAGTGGCTGTTGCAGTGGCGTTGATTGCGGAGGTCGTAGCGTGCGTGGTGCTGCCTGATCCTGCAATGTTGCCCGTCAAAGCGCCGATAAAGCCGTTGGTAGACGTAACCGGGCCAGAAAACGTGGTTGATGCCATGATTTTTCCTTACATACAAGTTAGGCGCATTAGTCTGTATGTCGTCAGCCGGGGCTGTCTAATGCACCGGAAAGCCCGGAGTAGCTGCAATATACCCTAAAAAGAAAGGGAGCGCAAGCCCCCTTTCTTTACTCCATCAAGAAGCGCCGGGGCTTCCAAACATACCCAGAGGGTCTGAGAAGCCGAAGCTGTAACGCTCACGGGACTTGTACCGCACGTTGCCAGTATCGAAATCACCGTCCATTGAGTTACTTAGAGGAGTACGCACAAAGTGCTTCATCCCGTTAGGAACGTCAGTGGTCAGGAACCACGCATTGGTATCAGTGAGGTAGTTGTTAATGCAATATCCTTCGGGGATAGAGCCATTATTCTTCAACGCATTGATATCATTGTCAGCAGTGCTAACACGCAAGCTGGTTTCCAACAAGCGGGTTGCAGTGAACTGCAATGCTGGCGGGATGACCAATTTACGAGGCTTGGCTGCGATCAGCAAACCGCGCTCGTCCGTCCAAGCAGCAATCTGAATGACCGCAGACTCTAGGGAAGTCTCGTTCAAGTCAGCCGCTGTAGCAGGGCGATTGCTGTTCGTGCCACCAGACACTAGCGGGTGTGCTGTGCTGAACAGCGCAACACCATCGCCACCCAAAGCAGTAGCACTGAACCCATTGTTCAGGACTGCGGCTGCTTTAGTTTGCTTGGTGTACGCCATTGCACGGGCCAGACCCTTTGTGTAACGAGCAGACAGTGAGTCATACAAGTTGTCCTCAACAGCCTCTTCAGTGATGGAGAAGCCAAGAGCGATAGTCTCGTGGTTGTACCGTGCCGTCCAAGCTTCCTGTGCATTGTCATAAGCAATGGCAGAACCCTCGTTTTTAACAGGTGCAGCAGAGAATCCTGACAGCTTTGTTTCTTCTTCGAAAGAACGCTCAGACGATTCAGTTTCATAAATTTCTTTATGCTGTTCACCGTAGCGTTCATATTCCAAACCAAACAAAGCGTTCAGACCGGGAAGGAGTTCTTTAAGTAGTTGTGCGCGTGAAATAGCCATGATTTATGCTCCTTATGCTGTTGCAGTTGCTGCGTAATACTCGTGCTGACCAAAATTCAGTTTTACCAGAACTTCTGGGAACTGATTAAAGACCAGCGTTGAGCT